TTTCTAGCAAAAAGCTTTTGTATACTACCATAAGTAGGTAGCAAATCTTTAGTAACTGTTTCTGCCATTATAAACTGATTTATCTCATTTAAACTAGTAGTAGAGTTGTATATACTTGAATATATTAAACCACTAGCTCTAAGGTCTTCTTTGTATTGTTCTTTTAACGTTGAAGACGCTTTAACGCCATTACTTATAAAAGGTTGGTTAAAATCATCTCTAATTCTATTCGACTCTACACCATTACCAAACGAATAACAATTAAAATAAGGTAAGCCAACGTTTAATATATTTCTATCTAAAGTTAATTTGGTTATTAAACCACTACTTATTTCTTCTACTTGATAAATACCAACTTCAACATAACTTAAATCTTCTTTATAAAACTTTATTCTACTAGCTTGATAAGCAATAGTTTGATCACTTGCGTCATTATTATAAGCTGGGTCAGGGTTTAACCCTGGTTCTATTTCTAACATATTTCCATCCCAACTTTTAACTACACAATCGCCAAAGTTAGGTGTGGTACCATGTGCAATTGACTTACTACATCTAACAGTATTACCAATAGGTGCTATCATGTGACCTTTTCTATTGTCAGGTGGAATGTTTGTTGTGGCTGAAGCGCTGTTAATATCTAATCTTATTGGAATAGCATTAGAAGCCTCGTAATAAATATCTAAATCTGTATTTTCTTTTGGTTCTGTTTCCCATACGGCTGGATTATCGCTACTTACAATAGAATCTGGATCTATATAACTTTGTATAAAACGCATGTTTATACCTGTAGTAGAATTATTAAGTTCTGTCGTAGGGTTGTAGGAAGAACCCGTGGCAGTTGGATTTTTATCTAGCTTTAATATATAACAAACTCTTCTATTATCTGGAGCACCAAATTCTGTTAGTTTATTATCAAAATTAGTAACGAAATCAGCCCAATCAGTTGTGCTACTACTGGTTCTAATTTTCTCTATCATGTCGTGATAAGCAAAATTAACAGTGTCTTGTCTTTCATTAAACGTAGCGTTATTAACCCCATCCCACTTAGCCATTCTATTCCAAGCTGTATGATTGTATATCCAAACTTCTTCACATTCAAGAATAGTATATACTTCTTCATCTGAACCAAATGTAAATTTAGAACCAGGTGTTTTTAAATTTTGTATAAAATCAGCTAATCCAGGTCTATTATAAGTAGGATCCCAAGTTCTATCTATTATGCCATTAAAATCAAAGTCACTGTCTTGAGGTACGTTACAAACTTCCATTCCTCTATCTGCATAAACATAACCACCTAAACTACCATCAGTTCCAGGGTCGTTTATAGTACCATCTCCTGTGGCACCCATATATATAAAAGGTTGTTGATTATTATTTTGTATATTATATAAATTTATTTTGTGATTGAGAGCACCATAAGCGTTACCATTTTGCCATTGAGGATCAAACATATTGTTAAGCTCACCGTCAGTAACGTTACCACCGTCTCTTATGCTAGAACCAGCAGGAAATAAATGTGGTCCTACTCCTGACACAGACAAATGCATGTAAAAAGACCCTGATTCATAAGTAAAGTTATTGTCATTTCTAGCGTTAGGCCCACCTCCACCAATTTGTTTTCTTATTTCAAAAGAAGCTGATGCAGGCGTAAAAATACCAGGCATAGCGTCCGCGGTACCTCCAAAGCCATTTGGCCAGTTTGAAGTAGTCGTTCCAAAGTCTAAGCTATTACCAGAACCAGAAAAACCACTATACCCACCTCTAAACAAATTACCACTAACAGACACGTCGTATTTATTAGCGCTTAAATCAGGACTACCGTTATTAGCAGGTCCTGGTGCACTATATGATATATTAGACATATCAGAAACTATACGGGGTTGCATAGCAGCCACATAACAGGCGTCTATAAAGAACCCTGTAGAATCCGTTGTTGATGTACCGTCAAATAATAAGTTACCATTAGTAGTATTATTCCATTTATCAGGCGTGTTACTTATACTGCCAGCTGCCCCACTATTTGTCGTGTGGTTACTAACACCGCTTGTTTGACCAGCTAAACTTTGGTTACCATCACTATTTGTGTATTGTAAAACTCCTCCAACTACATCACTTGCTGCTGAGTCATCAGCTAAATTAAATATATCTGCACTAGTAGCAATAGAATATTGTTGAATAATACCTATTTGCGACTCTAAGTATTGATTTGTAACAACGTTTGATAATATTTTTACAAAAAATCTTCCTTGAAACTCTTCCCACTGCTCTTGCTCTTCTAAAAATATATTAGTCTTTAAAGTTGACTCTAGCGTTTTAGTAGTTACACTGCTTTCTACCCAAGAGTCTTCTTGTTTGATTTTTTTATTTAAAGTAATTTTATATAAATCAGGCGCTTCTGTTGTTAAACCTACTATTTTGTACCTTGTAGAAATATATGAAACATTAGCGCTAGGTGATGCCGCGAAACTTATGTGTAATTTTTTGTTATTATCAAATAATTTTTGTAAGTCTGATCCAGACTCTAATTGTAATTGAGTTTTACTAATTGTTAAAGCTATAACATCTGCAGAAGGCTGGTTACTTTGTTCTGGATACAAATCTGTTAAAGTACCATTGCCATCAAACTGTCCTAAACTTGTATACTTTGAACGTATAAATTCTGGAGCTTCGTTTTTTATATCTATTACTTTAAACTTATTTTCAATATTAACTTGATAATCACTGTCTATGGCTTTTTTTAGTATTATATAATCATCTTCTTGTATTTTGTTTCTATCAGATGATGGAAAAGAAATCCATAAATTACCATCTTGTTCTGCTCTATAAACTCTATCCATAACAAGATTGTAATATTCTGAAGAAGTTTCTTTTATAAACACTTTAAAGTAATAAGGTTCGTAATTTATTGTAGTGTTATTATCATTTACTTTTATTTTTAAATTATTAGAGTAAGATCTAAAATAAAGTCTATTTGAAGCGCTAGCGTTACCGTAAAAATCACTAGAATTATCATCGTCATAAGGTATTGTTACAGAAGCATTTTTATGGGTGTTAACAGGTGTTTCTCTTCCATACTCGTCTCCGTAAACAATACCAGCTTGATAAACTCTTTGTGATTTTATTGATTTTACACCTGTATCAAAATTAACTGTTTGACCATCAAAGTTTCTTTCTTGATACTTTAAATACATGTTAGGCGAGTAATAATCACCTAAATCTAAGTTTTGAGTATAATTACCATATATTAATCTACCAGCTGTAAAGTCTTGTGCTTTAGCTTTTTTAGGTACATTATCAAAAGGTCTTAGAAGTTGATTTGAAGGTAGAGCAGCGTATATGTTTTCTGTTTTTATTTTGTAGTAACCCGTGTTGCTAGGTATTACTCCTGATGAACTTATTAAATTTATAGTTGTGTTAGTTCCGTCTACAGTGTTCCAATTATTTTCAATATCTCCACTTGATGTCGTGTATTTTTTTATAGTTTCTATAGCATAAACTACAGTTGAATTATCCGGTTTGTAAAGTAAATCTATTTCTACAACTCCATCTGGTATATCGTGTGTAACATAATCTTTTAGAATAATTTGTTTAACTCTAGTCTCCATAGCAGAATTGTATGGTTCTCTAGTTGGATGTATACTAAACTCTCCTGGTTCAAAAACAACTTCTGTAAAAGGACCAAACGCAGAGTATTCACCGTCTTTATACTTGTATCTGTAAGAAAATCTAGGAAAAGTTTTACTAAATAATAAGTCTTCTAAATCTCTTACAGCAAAATCATAAGATATTGCACTAGTAGGTAAAGTAGAAGATATTGAAAGTATAGTACACGTAAAATTTTGTACATATTCAAAAGTTCCAGCACCAGAATTATCAGACAAATCAACGTCCGTGCTTTCAACATTTAATACTATTTGAGCGTTATTAGGTAAAACGCCTTGGATAGCTGGGTCGCTTAATACTACAATATCATCTTCAACTATATTATAAGGTATACCGTCAAAAAAGTCATAAGTATCGTTAGCAGAACCCGCGGCACCGTCTAAGTTTACTGTTCCAGGATTAACAGGATCGTAACTAGTACCACCGTTTCCATTGTTGTAAGGTTGTCCAGCACTAGCAATTAATATATTTTCTAAAACAACAGAAAAAGTTACTGTGTCACCAACGCCGTATGTAGAAAAATTAATATCCATACTTTGGCCACTTGTTAAAGGACCGCCAGTAACGACGGTTTCTATAACAGGTGCCTGTGTTGGTTTCTTTTTTATTAAAGTAATATGTTCTTCTTTTAAAACTTCAAAAGATCTAAATTTTACCGAATTACCTACGGCGGCTGTACCGGTACCATTGTATATTGAAGAAGTTATAGTAACTTCACCAGTAGTGTAGTCAACCGCTGTCACAAATCTATCTGAAGAACTACCAGCGGCTATAGTTGGATAAAAAAACGAACCACCTGTTGTTTGTATTTCTATTATTTGATCACCAACTTTAACGTTAGGATCAACCTGAGTCCCAAGATTGTTTAGGTATAAAGTAGTAGTCCCGGTAGTTGTGTTTGAAAAAGCTTGTGTCCAAAAAGTAACAACTTCGTTTCCTACGATCTGTTCGTTTATTCTAAACTGAGTTGTTTCGTTTAAAGAAAACGTTCCAGATTTACAATCATCTATATTAATACATCTAGGCTCGTTAACACCATCTGTCCATATTAAAAGATTATCGACTATATTTATACCAGTTATAAATTGATCTTGTTCAAATTTTAATATTTCTTTATTTACATCTACTAAAATTAAGTTTAATTCAGGCGTTAATGGGTTTGTATCGTATTCAAATATAGCGTCTTTATTAGCATTCCATCCAAACCAATAAAGTTTATTATTTTTTTCATCAGCTATAGAACCCACACACTCCCAACTCCCACCAATAGTTCCACCGCCTTGACCGCTGTTAATAGTATTTATTATAGTGTTACCTAAAATATTTTGAACAGTTCCAACATCTGAATCATCAGAAGTAGAAACTTGTATGTTCATAGCGTCTTTATATTGTCCTTTTGGAATTATTCTTTCATCAAGGCTTTTGTTCATTTTGCCTTGAGTAAAAGTACTTTTAATATCTGGCATGTATTAATGTTTTATCCACTTAGACTTATCTCTAAGTATTTGAGTTAATTCTTCTAGTTTTATATTTGATAATCTTAACTTAGCCTTTCTTGTTGCTGCAAATTTTTCTTTTTGATACCTTCTTACTACATACTCTGGAACGTTAGCCCTTGTAGAAAGTACAGCGTGCATTATATACTTGTACATAGCGTCTTCTGCAAATTTATGTACTTGCATTTCGTCTGCCGTGCCTAGACTATCACTTATATAATCTAATATCACAGTTTTTCCAGAAACATTAGAACTAAAATGTACTAAACCTTTAAGCTCGTCAATATAAAAAGAACCGTTTGTTTGAGCGTGTGATGGTTGTAATCCATATCTTTCTCTATGAAAAGGCAAATCAAAAGATTCTCTATAATCTTGTTGTATTAATTCAGAAGGTTGTTGAGATTTAAAGTTATTCCAAGTTGTAGAATCTCCATCTCTAACCAAATTAGGAGAGGCTCCTTCATAAATAACTTCAACATCAGTTAAAGTATTTCTTCTTTTTGAATAATCTGGTAATAAGGCTGGAGACGAAGCTGTGTTAATAAAATCAGTAAAAGAAGTTATTAAAACATAGACAACATCATAATTTGTTACGTCTATATCTAAAACTTCTTTTTGTGCGGCTGTGCTTCCAGTACTAACCCACTCTACATAAGCAAGTCCATTTGTACCATTTGAAGCAGGTATAAAGTTTGGAGCGCTAGAATCACCAGGATTACTAACGGTGTTGTTTAAACCAGGATTAGCTTTTTCTACATTAGTAGCTATGTCACCAGGTGTGCTGCTAATTCCAAAGCGTATAGTGCTGCCAGAAGTTTGATCAGGTATAACTGAAGCAGCAGAACCGTACGCTCTTATGTCTAAATAATCTATATTATCAACATTTATTTCTTGCCAACAAGCGTAAGCTCTACCTGTAACGACACCGTTATAAGAAGATGTAAAAGGCTTAAAATCAAATTGTAATCTTGTAGAACTTCCTCCTGTTATATTTGTAGGAGAAGCTGCTATTACAGTATCTACGCTACTCCCACCCCAAGGTGTGTTATCTACAGCTGGAGTGAATGTCCAGTTGTTTGTAGCAGATAAAGCGGAGCTAAAATCTGTATTGCTTAAATCGTCACTAGATACTACTCCTGACGTAGCCACAAAATCATAGTTACCATCAGCGTCTTGTTTTATTTTAAAAGGATTTGAAGTGTGTTTTGTAGGATATAAAGGATGTTTTATACCAGCACTATCGCTCCACGATAGTTTTGTGTAGTTTACATAATCATGAGGAAGTATCATTGTAAGTGAAGCTGGTAATTCTATTTCTTGTGATTTTATAGATTTAAAAGTATCAAAAGATAATTCTGCTAAAGCTCTTTTAGCGTGAAACGCTACATCAACTCTTCTAGCTTTACTTATAATTTTTTCTTCACCTACGTAAGCTATCATAAATTGATTAATAATATCTCTAATAGAAACTAATTGATAATTACCATAGTCATTACCTTCGTAATATTCTTGTTGTGTTCCAGTGAATAAAGCCATTTATTTATCGTTTTTCTTGTTGTATGTTCTTATTGTCTTCAGCTGATCCTATTTGATATAAATTATTATCTTTCATAGATACACCAGCTAATTGTAGTATTTTAAAAACTAATTTAGTTTCTTCTGAAGGGTGTAACTCAAAGTCTGTAGTAGTGCTACTGTCGTATTGAGCTTCTTCATTTATAATATTATAACCCCATTGTGGAGAAGCTGGTTTTCTTATATAGTTAACTGTTATTCTTTCGTCAAGACTAGAAGGATATAAAAATAATCTATTAGATCTTTTTATTTCATACATAGGGTTATAAGAAGTAGGTCTACATAACTTTGAACTTAACATATTTCTTATTTGATTAGAATTAACTTGTTCACAAGTATAGGTACTGTATATCACACTATCAATTTTATATAAGTCGTTTATAGCGGCACCGACGTTATAAAATTCACCAGTATTATTTATATTTATATTTCTTTCTTCTTTAAAATAATCTATTTTCTCTTCTAAATAATCAAGCATATCAGAACCACCAGTACTATTACCTGGTAATCTACCAAATTGATTTATATCATAAAAGTATTGTTCAAATATATCTAGCTGTGCTTGTTCTGCAAATAAATTAAACTCAAGTGGAGTTATATAACCTCTTTGTTCTTTGTTAGCTAACACTAAAACTTGTTGATATACCGTATTTATTTCTACCATTACTTTTGTTTTTTATAAGGAAATACTTTATTAAGTACTTGTTTTCTTTTTTTACAACCACAATCATCACCTGCAATTTTATGCACGAACTTCTTTATTCCTGTAGCGGTTGTTATTTTTTCTATTGTGTCGCCTAAACCTTTTGACTTCATAATTGTATTGTAGTTACGATCGCCCCGTAGGGCGACCGCTCTACAGTTTGATTAATTGTTTAATCTTTTTTCTATATTTGCATATATTTCCATACCTTCATCGGTTTTAAACCAATGCGCTAAAGCAGTGTATGGATGTTCGTCAAATGGTACTGTCATTAACTTTCTATCATTTGAAGCCCATAAAAAGTTTCTTTGATCACTAGATAATTTTAGTATACCTAATTCAACAGCTTTTATACCAAAGTTTCTAAGTTGAACGTTGTCATCAGAAGCTAGTTCTAAAAATAAAACAGGGTTGTTTTTAGCATATAATAACAAATCTCTTTTAAGCTCCTTAGAACTCATCTTAGACACCTTAGAACCATACTCTACTCTCATAATAGCCTCAGCCATATCTATATCTACTGATTTAGCTATATTTAAAGCTTCTAATTCTAATTCTAATGTTTCTAAATCATCAGCAGCTTCTACTTCTGGTTTCCATTCACTAAAAAGCATGTCTTTTTGCGGATGGTACAAAGACATAAGTTTTTGTAAAGTTTGTTTGTTTCTAGGTACATGAAGAGCACCGTTTCTAAATATTATATGTGATAATCTTTGATCACCTTTCATCTCATCTACAAATGGAGTTATTTGATTTTCACAATATTTTAATTCTCTTTCATAACCTTTTTCTTCGTCAAAATAGTATATACCAGCAGATCTTACCATATAAGATAAAGGTCTGCGTTTATTTGTCAAGTAATAAACTCTATCTTTTATTTCCCACTCAGGCTTCTTAGGTTCAACTTTTTTAGGTTTTGGAGTTTCAACAACTGGTGTTTCAACTACAGGCACCTCTACCTCTTTTTTTGTTTCTTGTTTTTTTGCCATAATATAATATATAATAAAATTAATAAAATAAAAGGCCGAGGCCGAAGCCCCGGTCTTTTAGTGTAAATATTACTTCATTAACATAAAGTTGTTAGCACCTTGAGTAACTAAACATCTTTCAGTTAAGAAGTGTAATTGCATAACATCCAAAGCAGATGTAGCAGCACCTACAGAACCAGTAACCCAAGTTTTCATTCTTCGGTCATCAGTTTGAGAAGCTCTATATCTAACATGTAAGAAAGGACGTCTAACAGCAGCACCAACAGTTTGATCATAAACTGAAGAAGAACCAGCAGGAATCATAACTCCTCTAATTGCTTCAGATCCTGCAGTAGCATTAATACCACCTCTAGTAGCTTTGTCATTTAAGTATCTAAAGTCAGACTTGTAGAAGTCGTAAGAACCTCTTCTGAATCCAGAGAAACCTAAATTTAATGCCATATCTTCAGAGTTATTAAACACTCCATAAGAAGTACCACCAGCTCCATAAGAGTTCATTGAAGCTAACATATCATCAATAGCTAAACTAGTAGCTCTGTTAACAAACATCATGTTTTCTTCAATAGCTCCTTGAGAATCAAACTCAGCTAAGATAGCGTCAAACTCAGCTAAATCAGTAGCAGCGTTAACACCAGTAACACCAGTAGTAACATTACCTCTGTCTTCAATAGCGTGGAATAAACCTTCAGTACCAGCATCTCCCTCTGGAGATAAACCTAATTCACCGTCAACATTAGTTGAGTTAGAACCTGGAATAGATTCAAGCATTGCCATTTCTAAGTAATCATTAAATCTAGCTCTAGTGTCAGCTTCAGCTTTTAAGTACCATAAGTAACCAGAAGCACCACCTTCAGAAGCAACTTCAACCCAACCAATTCTAGCAGAATCAGAACCTGATACTTCGTAGTAATCTTTCATGATAATTGGCTTGTTAGTAAAAGTTTTGAAAGTAGGCTCGTTAGCACCTCTTCTAGTTTGTCCGTCATAGTTATCACCTTTTTTAAACTCAGAACCGATAACTAATAAAGTACATCCACCAGCTGTTTCAGCTAAAGCAGCTAAAGTATCAGCGTTGTAAGCTCTAAGACCAATAGTGTTACCACTAACAGCTACAACTAAAGCTCTAACAACAACTCCTGGAGTTGAAAGTAAAACAATATCGTGGTTTCTAACACCGTGTAAGTCACCAACTGAACCTCCTGAAGCACCAAAGCCGTCAGCTAATACATTACCATCAATATCAGATGTTACTGTAAATTTACCTTTAGCACCTGAAGAAGATACGTTACCATCTTGATCAATAGTACCTTTTAAAGAGATATGAAGTCTTGATTGCTCAGACCATATAACTCTGTCAGAAGTCATTGCTTCTTCTGCACCTACTTGGTTAAGGAAACCAGAAATTGTACGAGGTCCAAAGATCTCAGCTTCTTTTTCCATTAACTCAGGCAGGTATTGTTGAGCCCAACCTTTTGTGTCAGTGCTCGTAAAATCAACGTAATTTGTGTTTAGTGTTTGTTGTTGTGAACTTGGAACACTATTCAAATTAGTTCCTGGATTAATTGCCATAATTTTTAATTTTTAAATTGTTATTTTTTGTTTTTAATTCTAAATTTGAAGTCATTAGAATTATCACCTAATACTTTTACTTTCATACCGCCGGCTTCAATAACACCAGAGTGTTGTTGACGCGGGTCCATATTAACATTTTTAGATTTAGCAATACTGTCTTTTAAAGCATCAGCCCTACCTTGCTCGTAAAAATGTTTAGCTATAGCATCAGGATTCATAGCTGTATATAAAGATTTATGATAACCTGCAGCATCTTCCATTTCGTTATTTTTATTCAAGAACTTCTTGACAAAATTATTAATGTCGCTTTGAGTTTCTTTAACATTGTTCGTATTTTTTATATTGTATCTAAACCTTTTATCTCCAACATTATACTCAAAACCTTTGAAATTTTTGTTAAATAATTGGTTAGTTTTATTTAAAAAAGTACGAGTTTGTTTTTCTACAACTTCTTCTTGTTCTTTTGACTCCTTGTTGTATCTGTTGAAAAAATCAATAGCCTTTTGCTGTTCTGTAGTTAATTTGCTTCCAGCTTTAATTTCTTCATAATATTTGGACTTTGCACCGTCCAGGTGTTGCTTTGCTTGAGCAACTTGCTCCTTCAAAGCTAATTTTTTTCTTCTAACATCTTTGTCCTCATCAACTTCTTCATCATAAGAAAAATAGTCGTCCATCATAAAATCTATTTCTTCTTCGTTTAAATGAGGTTTAGTTTGCTTGTAATATTCTTTTAGTAAAGATAAATTGTCTAGTTCAGAATAATCTTTGTTTAGCTTTACATAATCTTCTAAACTACCACCAGTATCTTCCATAAAATCAACAAGTTTTTGTATGTTTTCTGGTAATGCTTTTCCAGTTTCCATAGATTCAGCTATAGCTTCTTCAGCTTGCTCAGCTAAATCTTCAACTTGTTCCTTTACTTCTTCTTCGGTTATTTCTTCTACAATTGGTGTTTCTTGTGTTTCTGCTTCCGATTGTACTTCTTCTTGTTTTTGTGCGGGCTCGGTATCTTCAACGAGCTCAACCACTCCTCCGTCGTCAGTGTTGTTTTCAACAACTTCTTCTTTGGTTTCATCTTCTGGTTTTTTGTCTAAATTAACTTTAGTTATATTGTCATCTTGTTTGTTTTCAATATTACCAAGGTCAACTTTTGTTACATTGTCATCTTGTTTTTGCTCTACAACTTCTTCAGTTGCGGCTTCTTTTTTCTTTGCCATAATAAAATATTATATAATTAATAAAATTGTTTACTTAGGTTCAAACATACCTAATCCAAATCCACCTCCCATTATATCATTACCTGCTGATTCAAAGTTTTTAGGTGGTTTTTCATTTTTTCTCTGATCTATAAGTTCAGATTGTTGTGTCGCTTGAATTCTTGTTCTTTGATCTTTACGATCTTCTTTTTCTTTATCTTTACGGTTTAAAGACTCTGAGTCTACTTGTCTTATCTGCATGTTATACTCAAACTCTTTTTGCATCAAGGCCATTTTTAATTCTCCTTCGGCTTGCATTTTCTGCATTTCTAACTGAGCTTGTACTTGAGCTAGTTGAGATTTTGACTCAGTAATAGCTTGGTTTTTTTGCATTTCTGTTTGCGCTGCCATTTGTTGTGCTTGCGCATTAGCCATTGCTTGCGCTTGTATGTTCTCTTGTTGCATTTTTTGATCCCTTGCTATTTTATCTTTTCTTCTTACCTTTAGTAATTGATTAGCAAGTTTCAAACTTCTTATTTCTCTAATATCAATAGCATCTTCAAGTTCTATATTTTGTTGTGCTAAAGCTACTTGTATATTATTTTCTAATAAAGCTTTTTCTTCTTCATCAGGAGTTAACTCTATAAATATGCCAAAATCATATAAATGTAAATGTTGTAATTCTTCTAACGTAGCAACGTTGTGAGCACCCACTGATTGTATAAATGCTTCTTTTGTAGGCGAGTATTCTATAATATCAGATATTCTAAGTGATAATTGTTCAGCTGTTTCAGCTGTTAAAAATAAACCAGCTTGCAATATGTGTCTTGTGGCTGTGTTACTATTAGCTGCCGCCATTTTTTGTATACCAACCAAAGCGTTTTTGTCTGGAGTACTACCATCTCTAGCTTCGTTCAAACCGGTTACATCTCTTATCATTTGTAGATAATAGTTGTAATTAGCTATTAAAGCCTGCATTTTTTGACCACCAGCACCGCTAGTTATCTCTTGAATAGGTACCTTGCCAGGATTCATATCTCCTTCACTTGTAAAACTTCTACCAATCACAGATCCAGTTTGAAAAAACATATTTAAAGCTTCTTGTGGGTTATAATTAGTTCCATTACCTAAGTCAACTTCAGCTAAACCATCAGCATCTAAATAAACACCATCTGGTACCATACGTGACATTACTTGTTGTAGTTTTAAATGTGTTAGCTGTATCATATCAGCAAAACCTGTAATACGTTTTACTAACGAATCTATTTTACCTTTGTACATACGAGGCGCCACTATACTATAATTCATTTTAACTTTAGTATAATCACTTTTCGGCCTCATCATGTTTTTAGCCATGCCCCATTTTAATAACTTGTTAGTACCAACTACTATAGCTCCTTCGTATAAAACTTCTATAACTCTATCTAACCTAGTAAAACCACCCTCCATATTTTCTGGAGGATTAAAAGTATCATCTTTTTCTATAGCCTTATCAGCTCCAGAACTAGTTTCTTTAACTTTGTAAACTTCATTCATATAGGTTTTATAGTTAAAATATAAAACTTGAACTTTGTTTTTGTCATACTCTTTGTAGCTGTAACTATGTTGATAATGATCTTTATTGTATAAAGAAGAACTTTGTTTTATTTCTTCTAAATCTGATTGTTCTAAATGAGGAAATTGTTTAGCCAACTCGTTAATAGGTATTGTTTTGATTTCACCAACGTAATACAAGTCGTCAAAGTAAGGAGATTCTGTATATGAGTAAACTAATTTAGCTGGATCAACATAATCTATGGTAACACCTTCTGATGTTGTAAAGTTTGTTTTAACAGCACCTATACCTAAAACCGTAAGATCTTGATAAAATCTTTTTCTAATTAACTCATAATTGTTACCGTCCATTAAAACATTTAAAGCTTGCTCTTCTGCTAATTCAACAGACTGCTTGTAAGATAATTGCATGTGCAAGGCTAATTCTTCTTCGTTTCCAGGTAAAGTTTCTGGTTCATTTTGAGCTAAGTTTATACCAAAGCTCTCGCTTGTAAACTCGTCAAAACTTTTCATTCTCATGTCTTCTATTATAGATTCCATATATGCAGTTCTTTTAGAAACTCCATAGGGATCTTGAGAGTATGCTTTGATATTATAAGTTCTTTCGGCAATACCATTAACAACTATATCTACAAATTTAGATATAATAGGTACTGGTTTCCAGTCTAAATTTAAATAAGACAAATCTCCATTTATAGATAATTCATCTTTATATTTTTTTATTGATTGTTCTCCACGCGCGTAAAGTCTTAGCTCGTGAAAATTTCTATAATTACTATCGTATCGCGTGTGATTCGTATCGTTACTAAACCACTCAAACTCTATAGCTTTTGCTACTTTTAAACCATAGTCATAACTTAACTTCTCTGCATCGCTTACGACTTGACTAGGAAAATAACTATTTACAGCGGTATATGTCATATTATTTTATTAATTTTGAAACGCTACCAGTATTAGTATACTTAGCGATATTTATATTAAGTTTTGGTTTTTCTACTTTTACGTTTGGAGCGTACAAATGTCTATTACAAGCCATTATTGCTAAACCACTACTTATAGTAGCGTCAAACTTTGTTCTTTTATTTATATCAAATCTAGACCAATCATTTAAAGTTTTGTTAAAATATATATTACCATAGTTTCCATCACCTAAATGACCAACGTGTTGTTGTATGTACATTTCTACTGCAGCTGCATGTGCTTGCTTTATATCCTCACTAGAGTTTGGTATGCCACCTATTTCTTTTTCAGAAGTAGAAAGTTTGTTCCAGTATTTGTCAGGTCTAGTCATAGAGTAACCTCTGTATCCCCTTCTTTTTAAATGATATAATAGTCTTGGTTTGTTATTTTCTGCAAGCACTGGCATACCATAAAATACTAGTGCCATTAACACGTCTTCAAAAAATATCTCAGCCGTTTGTGGTCTAGCTATATATTCTAAAAACATGTGGTTTGGTGGGCAGTTTTCCATACTAAATTTAGTTAAACCGTGCAATGCTCCATTTGAACCTCTTCCATCTACTGTTCCTGATATATCGTAACTGTCACAGCCAAATGCACCCATGTGTTCGTTAGCTGGATATTTTGTTCCTTTTTTTATTATTATTTTGTTTTGCAAATGTTGCTCTGGAAACCAACTTACATTAAATCTACCTTTTGGATCTGGATAAAATATTACTTGCGTGTCTTTTACTCCATTAACCCATTGAAAATTACCAGTAGAATAAGTAGATGAGTTTCTTGTTCCATCGTTATAATCTATCTGCTCGTATATTTTTACTAAATTAAATATACTATTTTTTGCTTCATCTCTGAACGCATGCTCTTCAGTTCTTGGAAATTGTCTGTAAAACTCGTTTAACGCATCTTGATCGTTTTTTAAACCCTCAGCCTCGTTATTCCAATGATCAACTATACCATAATCTATTAATTCACCATCCGGTCCGTGTACATCATCACTTGGGTTATTAAATACAGGTTGCCCGTATTCATCAATAAATCCTTCGTAGTTCCATTCCATTGGGATAAAAAGAGAATATAAACCAGACTTTGTTTGTCCATTACGATTTCTTTTTGTAACGTCTGAATCATAGTATAGCTTTTTAAAATTGTTACCACCTTTGTCTAAAGCATTGCTAGTACTACCCATCATGCATTTACCAACTATCCTAGCACCTAAACGTAAACAAGTTTTTGTTACCCGCCAATTATTTAATATATTATCAGGTCTCTCCCATTTACCGCTTTCATCGTGTACTAACAAGTTAAGCTTTTCTCCGTCATAACTATTGTCGCCTGTGTTTTTCCAATCAATAGTAGTGTCTAATCCTACTAAGTCTTCTTGTTGTTCGTTAGCTACTATTTTTCTACGTGTAAACTTACTAGCTGGTACTCTATAAGCAAGCTCTGACTTCGGCCTATCCATACCATCTTGTATAGGCTTGAAAAAGAAAGGATAGTTAACTGATATTGGTACTACTTTATCTGTAAACATTTTCTTGGCATCAGATCCACTTTTTGATAGTATACCATATCTACTATCACTCGATATTGTTGCTAAATTAACTGTTTCTGCACTTGACATAAAAGAAAATCCAGAACGTCTATTTTTAAGATAACACATACCGTAGCATCTTTTATCAGCTTTACAAGCTTCCCAAAATATAAAAAACAGTCTATTTGCTTCTCTAAAGTCTGGAGCACCTACGTCTATTTTACTCCATTGTAAATACATATAATGACTACCTGTTATATACGTAGGCTTACCATCATTTGTAAACCAAAAGCCTTCGTCTCTACGTTTGAACTCTTCGTCTATATAATCATACCACTGTTCTTTTTGCTCTTCAGGATATGCCCTCCAGTCAAATATGTTTTTAAGTTTAACTAGTTCTTTTGGATAATCTATTTTTTGCCATCTAGAGGATTTGTGCATGTGCACTTGCACTGGTTCCAACGGCAAGCCAATAACGATAATATCATGTTCTTTATTGTATCCATATTTCCATTTTTTACCACGGTTCATCCGTGTGATTGTTGTTTTCTTTATAGGTTCTACAACCTTAACTAAACTTTGATTGTACATTACTTAGATCTGCCTTCTGCGAATCCTTTAAAAGCTTTTTTCTCTGTCTTTTCAGGTGTTTTGCCCTCAAGCAGGTTTTCTTCTTCTTGTATTCTGTTAAGTATTTCAAACGCGTCAAATATTGCTAGTTTTTTAGTAGCTGCAGCATTTTTTAATCTATCAGCGCTAACGTCATCTTCTGTATTGGTAATAATCTTTTCTTTAGCGACGTTAATTAGCTCTTCAACTGCTCTCTGCCCAGCTTGGATTATAAGCTTCTTCGTTTCCTTGATATTCATATTTAATTGTAATAAATTTATTTAAAACTCTATATAATCTTTTACCATCGATTATAAACTCATAAGTTGAAAAAGGTGTAAATCCTACAAGATCACCAACTTCGTTAATGCCATCAGTATATTTAACTATACCTATACACTCTTCTTCTTCTCCTGGTTTTAGTTTATCTCTTTGCTTAATAGGTTGTACAAAACAATAACCA